AGGATCAGGGATCCGATGGACCGACAGGAATAAAATTACCCTACATAGTAACTGTAGAAGAAGGTAGCCGATTAGTTCTCTCTATACGGAGAAACTATGCGCCCGATGATCTAAAGAAAAATAAGATCCAATATTTCGTCCACTTCAAATTTCTGCCAGGACTTGGATTTTATGGCTTTGGACTCATTCACATGATTGGCGGATTGAGCCGTACGGCAACGGCGGCTCTCCGTCAATTATTAGATGCAGGAACATTATCAAATCTACCTGCAGGATTTAAACAACGAGGCGTTAGAGTTAGAGACGAGGCAGCTCCGATACAACCAGGTGAGTTCAAAGATGTGGATGCACCGGGTGGTAATCTGAGAGATGCATTCTTTCCATTACCGTACAAAGAACCATCACAGACATTATTAAATCTTTTGGGCATAGTCGTGCAGGCAGGTCAGAGATTCGCAGCGATAGCCGACATGCAAGTCGGAGATGCGAATCAGGCGGCAGCAGTCGGAACAACGATTGCTCTTCTTGAGAGAGGATCACGTGTGATGTCTGCGATACACAAGAGATGTTATGCTGCGATGAAGGACGAATTCAAACTACTTGCGAAAGTGGTGTCACAATATCTGCCACCAGAATATCCGTACGATGTTGTCGGTGGACAGAGAAATATAAAACAGGCAGACTTTGATGACAGGATAGATGTCGTGCCAGTTGCTGATCCAAACATATTTTCGATGTCACAGAGAATAACACTAGCACAGACACAGTTGCAGATAGCAACATCAAATCCTGGTCTGCACAACATGTATCAGATATACAGAAACATGTACGAGGCGATAGGTGTTAAAAATGTTGATGCGGTATTACCTGCACCAGCGCCAAACGCACCGATGGACCCAAGCATGGAACACATAAATGCTCTTGGTGGCAAACCTTTTCAGGCTTTTCCTGGTCAGGATCACAGAGCACACATAACAGCCCATCTAAATTTCATGTCGACCAACATTGTTAGAAATAATCCTGCGGTGATGGCAGCGATACAGAAAAATATTCTCGAACACATCAGTCTGATGGCACAGGAACAGGTGCAATTAGAGTTCA